ATGGCCCACCGCGCAGGAAGCCCCGCTGACCTGGCTGGGATTCCTGGCCTGGTCTGCATCCCGCAGGACAGGGGCTATTGAGCCTGCGCTGACATGGGAGCTCTTTCTAGGGCAGTGCCTGTCTGTGCGCCAGCCTGAAGAGGATGAGGAAGAGGGCGCAGCCGATGTTGCGGACCCTACCCAGCTGGCACCTGGAGCCGTTTGATAGTGGAGATAGCGGTAGCCACTAACACCCATCCTGGGCCCTGGTTTCATGAGGATGAAGCAACCATCATGACTGTGGTGGACATCCTAGAAAAACAGGCTGAGGCATCAAAAAAGGCTAGGAGGTGAGGACATGGCTGGAGGTAAGACAGCCCTTCTCACCATCAAAATCCTGGCCGACGCTAAAGATGCCATCAAGGGCCTTGATGAGACTGCCTCAGGTGCCGACAAATTCCGCGCAGGTATTCAGGGCGCTGCGGTGCCAGCTGCCGCTGCTCTTACTGGCCTGGCAGCTGCTGGGCTGCTGGCAGCAAAGGCAGCCGCTGAGGATCAGGCTGGAGCTGCGCAGCTCGCGCTGGCCCTGAAAAATTCCGCTGGGGCTACTGATACAGCGGTGGCCAGCACAGAGGCGTGGATAACCAAAACCAGCAAGGCCACATCGGTGGCTGATGATGAGCTCAGGCCTGCCCTGGCCACGCTGGCACGCGCTACAGGGGATGTTGAGGAATCCCAGAAAGCCATGGGCGTGGCGCTAGATGTCAGTGCTGCCACAGGTACTGATGTGGAGACAGTCTCTAAGGCGCTGGCAAAGGCCTACGGCGGGCAGACAGGTTCCCTGAAAAAGCTAGTGCCTGGCATGGATGACGCTGTGCTGGCCAGCGGGGACATGAATGCCATTATGGCTGAGCTGGCGCGCACCACGGGTGGCGCAGCTGCCACAGCAGCGGGCACGGCTGCTGGGCAGATGGAGGGCATGAAAATACAGATGGGGGAGGCCCAGGAAGCTATTGGGGCAGCTCTCCTGCCAGCCATGAGCTCACTGGCTGGGATGCTGGCCAGCGTGGCCGGGCTGGTGCAAGACAACACCACAGTATTTCTCATCATCGGCGGTGTGGTGGGCGCTTTCGCCGCTGCCATCCTCATTCTCAATGCTGCGCTGAAAGTGCAAACCATCCTGACTAGGACGCTGGGCGCAGAAACAAAGGCCTATACCATCATTCAGAACATTCTCAATGCGTCGTTCTGGTCTAACCCCGTGTTCCTCATCATTGCGGGCATCATTCTGCTGATCGGCGTGATTGTCCTTATCGCCACCAAAACCACATGGTTTCAGGACATCTGGAATGCCGCATGGGGAGCAATTCAGGCAGCCGCTGCTGCGGTGTGGAGCTGGCTTCAGGAAGCGGCTAGGGCAGCCTTTGCCGTTATCTCCGCCCTGGTCACTGCCTACGTGAATGTCTATATTGCCATTTGGAATGGCCTAGTTGCCGCTGTGCAAGCTGTCTGGACATGGATTCAAAATGCCGTGAGCACTGTGCTCAACGTCATTAGCACGATCATTCGGGGATATATCGCAATTTACGTGGCCATCTTTGAGGGCATTAAGGCTGGCGTTGGCGCGGTATGGGATGGCCTAAAGGATGCAGCGACTACCGCACTTAACCTCATCCTCACGCCTATCAATGCGGTAAAGACTGCCTTTGATAAGGTGGTGGATGCCATTCAATCCGTTATCACCTGGCTGGGCAAAATCAAGATTCCAGATGCCCTGAAAAACGTGGGTGACTTCATTGGCAACCTCAACCCCTTCAGCGCAGCGGCTGCCAGCTCTGGCACGGCATTCAGCGTGGCCCCCAGCGCGCGTGGCTTCACAGGTGCACCCAGCCTCACTGCTGGCGCGAGCTCGCGTAACGCTGGCGCGCCCACCGTGGTGGTTCAGGGGGCCCTGGACCCTGTTGCCGTTGCGCGGCAGATCAGGCTGATTCTCACCAATGATGAGCGCAGGCGCTCAGGCGTGGTGATGGCATGACCACGGGGGTTACGTGCACAGTCTTTGTGGATGGCGTGCGCGCAGCTGATGGCTGCTATGGGGATGAGGTAGACCAGCCCACCATTCTGGAGGATTTGAAGGTGACCTGGGGTCGCTCAGACACCATGAGCCAGCCATCCCCTGATAGTTGTTCGTTCAGCGTGGTTGACCCCGTGGGAGGGGAAGCCTTTACGGGCCTTTACCACACAGGCTCCAGGATTGATGTGCTGGCCCATGGTGAGGGTTTCCCAGACCCCTCGCAGCCCACCTTTGTTAACCCTGGCTTTGAGACAGCCGATGTCACCTGGAGCGCCAGCGGGGGCACCGCTGCGCGCACAACTACGCGCGTGCACAGCGGGGCTAATGCGCTGCGCGTCATTCCCAACACCGCTGGCCAGCCTGTAACCCTGTGGCTGGCTCCTGGGGCTTTCCAGCCAGCTGGCACTAACCCTGATGCTTGGGACTCCATCCCCATCACAGAGGCTGGGCAGAGCTGGTCTGCCTCTGTGGCCCTGTGGCTCCCTGAGGGCGCAACGGCAACGGTGCGGGGCGCACTATTCAGCGGGCCCTATGCAGCCGCTGGGCAGCCAGCTGGTGCGGCTGAGGTGGTGCATGGCAATGGCGCATGGCAAGTCATCACGGCGCAGCGCGCCATTCAGGTTGATGACAGGTGGCTGGGCTTTCACATCGTCCTAGACCCCAGCGGGCCCGCGTGGGACGAAATGCCCCCAGCACTCACATGGGATGGCCTAGACCCCTCAGCCAGCTGGGATGACTACGGGTCTGTGGTGGTGGATGACGCACAGGTGACCAGCCCCGCTGGCTCTTCCATCGGTAGGGGTGTCCTGGTGTTCTCAGGGCGCATCACTGACCTGGCAGCCAGCTGGGATGACAGCTTCGGTAGCCCCGTGGTGGAGGTCACTGCCACAGGCTTTACCGCTGACCTGGACAACAGGACCGTTGGGGATGAGCCCTGGTTAGTGGAAAGCATTGATGTGCGGGCGCAAAGGATTCTGAACCTGGCTGGGCTACCTATCAGCATTGAGATTGATGACACCGTGGCAGGCATCCTGGTCAGCTATCGGGACGTGGATAGCCAGGGCGCAACGGGGCTGTTGCAAGAGCTGGCGGTAAGCGTTGATGGGGTGCTGTGGCCAGCTGTGCACCAGTCGCTAGGCGCTTACCTGAAGCTAGAGGACCCAGGCCTCAGGGCCTCACTGCTGAAGTTTGCTGAGGATGGCACAGGCACAATTGTCATTGTTCAGACAGACCCCGATATCGGCTTTGACCTGAGTGCCTGCGTCGTCCTGAGAGACCCTGTGACATGGGTGCAAGATGTCTCAGACGTGACCACGCGCGTAGCGGTGGGCTGGAAAGTCCAGGACGTGGATGAAGAGGGCCTGCCCACCACCACAGACGCCACTGAGAAGCTGGTAAATCCAGCACTAGAAGCCACCTACGGCACGCGCGGGCTGTCGATTAGCACCCAGCTCCAGAGTGCAGCTGATGCCATTCAGGTGGCGCAGGGGGCTTTGGCGCGCACCGCGCCTGGAGGCTGGAGAGCTTCAGGCCTGGCCATTGACGACGACGACGTGACAGGGGACCTAGTAGGCATCGGCCTCATGTTGGATTTGCTCGATGGCACCTCGCGCATTGGCGCGCCCATCGTGGTGGGGGACCTACCCATTTGGTCCCCAGCTGGCTCAGAGGCTGGCGTTTACCTGGAGGGCGGCACCTATCGCTATGTCGCTGGGCGCTGGGTGCTAGAGCTCCTGGTGTCAGCTGCTGGTGGTGGCATCGGCCAATCGGCAGAATGGGACCAGCTCACCCCTACCTGGACGTGGGATCAGTGGGACCCAGACATTACGTGGAATGACATTAGAGGCGTAGCTGCACCTTAGGAGGATTGAGCCATGGCACTAACGCCAGGTGGGCTGCCCTATCCAGTGGGCACAGACTTTGTGAAAGATGGCGACGACGCCATCCACGCGCTGGCGCTGGCAATTGACCCGTCTCAGGTGAGCGCTGTGGATACCGCCGTGCGCACGGGTCTGGCTGGCCAGGCGCTGAAATCCCCTCTGGCCATAATCAACCTGACCGCTGGGCGCTGGCGAGTCCAGGGCGCAGCCGCTGTGCGGGCTGACTCAGGGATCAGTGACTCCATTGCTCTCACCCTTTTTGACGCCAATACATCCCTGGACATTCCGAACGCGCGTGGCTCAGTGCAATATTTGCCTTTGAGCCAGATAGGCACGCTAGTCACGCGCCCAACCTATGTGAATGTGGGCGCGGGTCAGGTGGTTACCGTTCAGGTGGTGGCGGTGCCCAATGGGCTGAATACCGTGGTGGCCATGTATCCATCAGCTGGCGGGCCCTCAGCGTGGATTGACGCCACCCGCATCAGGACACCCTAGGGGGGCTCATGGTTATTCAGGTTTCCGCAAACAACGGCACCGCGCCAGCTTCAGCCCTGACTGCCATGCCTGGGCGCAATGGTGATGGGTCGCAGCAGACATCCCCTGTCACCACCGCACAGTCTTACGGGCGACTCAGGGCAGCAATGCAAGGCGCTGGGATGGGTGATCTGCTGCCCTCTAACGGCTGGAGCTGCTATCGAGATCGCGCAGCGCAGCAACGTATGCGCGATCTCGGACTAACCACCGTTGCGGTAGGGCGCTCCATTCATGGTGAATGGTCAGTTGGGTCTGCTGTGGATTTCCAGGGCCTGGGTGGCTTTGGAGCTGCGCGGCACAATTGGCTGAGGGCCAATGCTGCTGCGTTCGGCTGGTATCAGCCTGGCTGGGCCCAGCAGGGTGGCTCATTGCCAGAGGCATGGCATTGGGAATATGACCAGCGCTCAGACCCTCGCGTTAATGAGGGCTGGGGAGAAGAGGAAGAGGACGACGATATGCCTACGTCTGAGGAAATCGCAGAGGCTGTCTGGAATTTTCAGATTACTCAGCATCAGGTGGGCGGGGGCCCTGGCCCTGGGCCCGCATGGGCCTGGCTGGGCGACGCGCGCATTGCTGCCATGACTGTCTGGGATACCTCTATCGGGCCACGCTCAGAGGTAGGCGTGGGCCCTGGCCCTGGCCCTGCGCGTGACTGGCTGGCAGACGCGCGCAACAGCTCTGGTATCGCTGTGCAGCAAACAGCCCCTGAGGTGGTGGGCACGCATGGGCACAGCTCGCGTGGGCTGAAGGATCTATTGGTGTTTGGGCTGGAGAGCTTGCTTGCCGTGGTGGGTGGCGTCTCTGTGGGGCTGCTGACGGGTGACGCTGAAGAGGGCACCACCGCAGGCCTGGCAGCCCTGGTAGGGGGGCTCCTGGTGACTGTCCTGGGCCACCTCTCGACCAGGGCCAGCGAGGATGACGCTGAGTAGTTGAGCCCAGCGCTGGGCTCAGAGCCTGATGGGCTGAGCCCACTGGGCTCACACCCAACGGCAGCGAGCGTGTCCGAATGGTGGCCAGCGTGCTCCAGAATCAGCATGAACTAGGTGATATGGGTCACCTCTGAGTTCGCCAACTACTTTTCTCACCCCTCCTGACCTGCACAAACGCAGGCGCTAGACCAGCTGGGCTCAGATTCGGGGCTCACTCGCATGGTAGGATGGTGCTTGCACCACCCAAACGAAGCGAGAGAGAGCCACTGACCATGAGCGCCACCCAGCAACTCCAGACCACCTCCAGCCGCAAGCCCTTCAGCATCGGCGCGCGTGTCGTGCGCAGCTCAGACCCCAGGGGCACCGTGGGCACGGTGGAGCGTGTCTCCCTCTACGGCATTGAGGGCCAGCCCACATGGGCTGTGGCTGTCCGCACAGACTCTGATGGAGAGGTCTGGAGCGGAACGCAGGAGACCCCCACAGAGGGTGCCTGGAGGCTGGCCCCCGCTGGCAGCTGGTGCACCTTTGCTGAGTGCATCCACCACCTGAAGCCCCTTCAGCTGGTGGCCCCCGTAGAGCTGGCCCCTGTGAAGGCCAGCCGTAAGCGCCGCGTGGCTCAGGCCCCTGTGAACAGCTCAGACCCCACAGCGGTGGCCATTGCTGCGCTCACCCCCGCTGGCAAGGAATTCATGCTGGCTGTGGGAATGAAGCGCTTTGACTTCTTTGATGAGGGAATCGCGGCTGGCTCTGGGAATTGGGGAGAGGGCATGTCCTGGCAGTTTGCTGCAATGACTGACCGTAAGCCCCGCAGCGTCCCTGGCATCATGTCGCGCCTCAGCGTCTCTGGCCTTTGGACCATTTCCGCTGGTGACCCTGACCAGGGCAATTGGTGGAGCCTCACTGAGCTGGGCGCAGCTGTGGCGCTGAAGCTTACTGAGGCCAACAAGTGAACGCGCGTAGCGAGCTGGTCACGTTCCGCATTAGCGGGGTTGCCTGGGGTGTCCTGGAGGGCTCTGAGCTGTCCAGCAATGCCCAGGCCTATGACCCTGGCAGCCAGGACGCTATTGAAGCCCTGGCTGCCATTCAGGGGGCCCTGCGATACCGCGTAGGCAGGGGCCACAGCTATGCGGTGGCTGCCACCGTGGGAGGGGCCAGCTGCCTGGCTGACTATTTCCACACCATGGCAGATGTGTACCTAGGTGGTGGAGTTGACCCTGACGCGCGTAAGGAAGGCAGAGCCTGCGCAGCTGTGGCAAGGACCATTGATGCTGCCCTGACAGCTAGGGCCCGTGCGCTGGCCATTAAGCCCAGGAATGGGGGCCAGCTGTGAGCACCCACACCCTGACCGTATTCAATGCCGTGGATGTCCCTGACGTGGTGGCCTTTCAGGTCATGGCACTACTGGCCCCCTATGACCCTGACATCTATGTCAGGGACGCTGACGAGAAAGGCAATGCACTGTGAGCACTCAGACCATTACTAAGCCCCTGACCATTCAGGATGAGGTGCGCGGCACAAAGACTGTTGCGCGCGTGCTCCTGACTGATCCGCGCAACGGTAAGCGCGTCAATAGGCGCTGGGGCACGCGCTCTGAGGCAGAGACCTTTGTTGCCGCTGTGGATACCTTTGGCCTAGAGCAAGCTCTGACCTTTGATGACAACAGGAAAGCCACCAGCAAGGGGCCAGCGCCTAAGGCTGGCAGTGGCACACCGTTCGGGGCCTATGCAGCTGAGTACCTAGGGCGCAGGCGCACCACTAAGCGGGGGGAATCTATCTCTCCTGAAACGCTCAGGGCCTACAGGGTGCGCCTGG